AATAATGGCCATATTTCTACAAAATAATGTTGGCGTAAAGATTAACTCTGTTGATCTATCTGACCACATTACATCAGTAACACTTACCCAGAATTTCGATGAGCTAGAAGTAACTGCTCTTGGCGATTCTGCTCATAAGTTTGTTAAGGGTCTAGAAGCATCAACTCTTACTTTAAACTTCCTAAACGATTTCGCAGCAGCAAGCGTACAAGCGACCCTACAGTCAGCCTACGGTACTACTGTTACAGCTGTACTACTTCCAGTAAAAGGAACCGCTGTATCAGCGACAAATCCTCTTTACACTGTTAGCATTATTGTTAACAACTTGACACCATTGAATGGCGCAGTTGGAGATATTTCAAACTCCAGCATGTCTTTCACATGTAACTCAACAGTTGTACAAACAACTACAGGTTCATTCTAAGGAGATAAAAAACAATGGCTAAACTTCGAATCACAAGGGCTACTGGAGAGGTTACAGATCATCAAATCACTCCAGCGATCGAAATGGCCTTTGAATTACATTTCAAATCAGGAATACATAAGACTTTCCGCGAGCAAGAAAGGCAGTCAGATATTTACTGGCTTGCTTGGGAATGCTTGCGGAAGTCCGGTGTAACCGTACCAAGTTTCACCATTGAGTTCGTGGAAACATTAACCAAGGTTGAAGTATTGGATGACGACGCAAATTTTTAGGTAGGGGATCGCTAACCTATTCGATAGCGGCAATTGCCGTAGAGACAGGAATAGCACCCCAGCATTTAATAGATTTAGATGCAGATATGTATAAAGCTGTAATCCAAGTCTTAAAAGATCGAAATGAGGCGATGAAAAATGCCAGTCGAGTTAAAAGGTCTCGCTAATACTAAGCGAGCCTTAAAAGAATTCGCACCCGATCTTTATAAACAAATGAATGATGAACTTAAAGCCATTATGTTGCCTACGAGAAATGAAGCCAGAGGTTATGTACCTTTTAAGCAAGTCTCTGGCTGGATGAACCAACATGGCACTTGGGAAAATAGAGTATTTGATTCTGCAGCTGTTAAAAAAGGAATTGTTTATACTCAAGGTAAAAGCAAAGTAAATGAAGCTGGTTTCCAATCAAGTTATATTGTTTATAACAAAACTGCTGCCGGTGCGATTTATGAAACTGCTGGTAGAGCAAATCCATCTGGTCAACCATGGGTAGGCCGTAAAGGAGTAGCCGGTAAAAAATACTCACATTCAAGCAATCCAAAAGCAGGTATGCAGTTTATTAATTCTATGGGCGGCCAATTAGTCGGTGGTGGTAAAACTAAAGGTCGCTTAATTTATCGTGCATGGGCTCGTCAGAATAACAAAGCAATACCTGCTGGAATTAAAGCAATCAATAAAGCAATTACAGAATTTAATCGAAGGGCTAAACCATAATGGCCGTTGAATCAAATGTATTTGTTAAAATTACTAGTGAATATAATGGTAAAGCACTTGACAAAGGTAAAAAACAATTAACTGATTTTGAGAAATTAACCCATAAGGTTGGCAAAACCCTTGGCGCAGCATTTGCAGTACGCAAAATTATTGCCTTTGGTGAAAGCGCAGTAAAAGCGTTTATTGAATCTGAAAAGGCTGGCAAAGCACTTAATCAAACATTAAACAATCTAGGTATGACATACAAATCTCCAGCCGTGGATATGTATTTGAACAAATTATCTTTGCAAGTTGGTATTGTAGACGAGCAGTTAAAACCAGCATATAACTCATTATTGATTGCAACCCATGATACCGCCATGGCGCAATCTTTATTAAATACAGCTTTAGATGTATCTGCTGGAACTGGTAAAGACCTTAGTTCAGTAATTGCTGCTTTGAGCAAAGGTTATTTAGGAAATAATACAGCTTTACAAAGATTAGGCGTGGGCTTATCAAAGGCTGAATTACAAGGATCTAACTTTGCTGATATTGTTAAAGTTTTAAATAGCACTTTCCAAGGTCAAGCCGCTTATGCTGCCCAAGGTTATACAGGCGATATTATGAAACTTAATGTGGCTTACGATCAATTAAAACAATCAATTGGTAAAGGTATTTTAACAGGCTTAGATTCCGCGGGTAGTATAGATCAAACTACCGCAGCAATTACTGGTCTGGGTAATGCAATGGGATATTTGGCTGGAAATGTAAGCAAGTTTATTATTGGCAATTTACAATTATTTCAAGGATCTACTTGGAAAAAATTCTGGAGTGATTTAACTGGCAAAACAATTATTACTCCGGGTGCTGGATCTGATCGTGGCGGTGCCGCCAAAGCAGCAGATTCTAGAGCTGAGAAGTTAGCCAAAGTTCAAGCCAATACGGCTAAATTACAAACTACAGCTGCTAAAACCCAATCAGCGGCTGCCAAAGATCAAATACTTTTAGCCAGGGCAGGCACAATTTTAGATGTAACACAAGCTGAAATTTATGCTGCTTTACAAAATAAAATTACAGACAATGAGCGATTAAGATTAGATCTACAATTAGCTTTGCTTACTAACAATGCTAAAGCTGCAGATCAATTAAGTCAGCAATTATTAGTATCTCAATTACAGACTACTAACCTTGCTCAAACCTTGGTCAATCTTCCAAAAGCATTAAACCCATTTTCTGAATGGCCACAGTACATTCAAGATTTGATCAATCAAATTGGCAACCTTCAAAATGCTTATATGGCTGCTAAAACTCAAACTCAAATTGCAACCGCACCATCACAAAACCCAATTTATAATGGCACAGCATCTGCTTATATTGGAGCTCAAGGGGGTTATGATGCCGCTGGCAATTATGTCGGTACTCCATTTGGCCAAGCTGGATCTATGGGTGCTGGTCATTATGATGCGGCTGCTACTTATATTGGTACTCCATTTGGTCAAGCAGGCAGTACAACTATCAATAATGTATCTGTAGATGCTTCCAATGCAGTTGATTCAGCCAATATGGTTCGCATAATTCAACAGGCTTTAATTGATATAAATAAAGGCGGATATTCACAGACTCCTGCTGGTTATGGGTTCTAGTGGCAATTCCTACAGTTAATGCTTTTATTAACTTCAGCTCTGGAGCATCATTTGGCCAAGCATTTATTATTGGTCAGGGTATTCTAGGCACAAACATTCTTGCCGATGGTTCATCTGTAATTGTCGATGTATCAGATCAATTAGATACAATCCAAACTACAAGAGGTCGTAACGCAGCTGCTGATCAATTTCAAGCAGGTACTCTCACCATGCGTATAGTGGATCAAAATGGCGATTTTAACCCACAAAATACTTCTAGTCCTTATTACGGACTTCTTAGTCCAATGCGTAAAGTTCAAATTACAGCTACCTACAGCGGTACAACTTACCCAATCTTTTCAGGATACATAACTGGATATAACACAATAACTCCTAAATATGTTGGAGATGTGGTTTATACCACAATTACCGCTATTGATGGAATGCGACTTCTTTCCAATGCTTTGGTTACTACAATAACTGGCGCAGTAGCAGGTGAAGATGCTGGTACAAGAGTTGGAAGAATTTTAGATCAAGTAGGTTGGCCAAAATCTCTTAGATCTATTCAAACTGGTAATACTACAATGCAGGCAGATCCGGGAAGTCAAAGAAATGCTTTAGCAGCCATTCAAACTGTACAGACTTCTGAGTACGGTGCTTTTTATATTGATCCTAATGGTATTGCTACATTTAAGAATAGAAACTATTGCACAAGCACACCTAATAACACGCCAACAGTATTTAACGATAATGGCACAAACATTTCCTATTACAATGCTATGTGGCTTCTTAATGATGCTCAGGTAGTTAATCAAGCTGCTATTACAGCTACAGGATTGGCTACTCAAACAGCTATAAGTTCAGCATCAATAACCAAGTACTTTGTTCATTCTTATACTCAAAACGACCTTTTAATGCAAGACACTACTACAGCTTTAAATTACGCTTCAGCCTATGTGGCTTCCAGAGCTGAAACTACTATCCGCTGCGATGCTATGACTTTGGATCTTTATTACGCTAATTATAATTCAGGCATTATTGCTGCTTTAGATCTTGACTATTTTGACCCTATAAGCATTACAACTACCCAGCCTGCCACGGTAGGCACATCAAGCATTACCAAGAATTTGCAGGTATTTGGCGTTCAACACTCAATATCTGTGAACTCATGGAAGACGACTTTTACCACCCTAGAACCTATAATAGATGGATTCATAATTGGATCTAGCTTGTATGGGGTACTAGGTACCAATACACTAAGCTACTAAGGAGTAACAAATGGCAACAGGATTTCCAGCGGCAACCGGTGATGTGCTTACATCAGGCATGTTTAATGGCCTTGTGGCATTCACCGCTAACACTCAAACAGGTACAACTTATACAGCTGTATCAACAGATCAATATCAAGTATTGGTAACAATGAACAATGCTTCTGCAAACGCTTTTAAGATTCCTACTAACGCATCAGTAGCGTTTCCAACAGGAACTTGTATTACTGTATTAAATCTTGGAGCAGGTACTTGCACAATTAGCGCAGTAACTTCAGGTACAACCACAGTTTTATCTGCTGGATCAGTTGCTGCATCTCCAACTTTGGCGCAATATAAATCAGCAGCATGTATTAAAACTGCTACCGATACTTGGTATGTTGTAGGTGCAATAGCCTAATGATTGGAAATATAGTTACGGGTTTACTTGCACCTACAACTCCAGCGGTAACTGTAACCGGTGGAACTTTATATACATCAGGTGGATATAACTATCGTGTATTTACCGGTAACGGAACATTAGGTGTAACCGGTGGAACGCTTTCTTGTGATGTTTTATTGATGGCAGGTGGTGGCGGTGGTGGATACTGGACTGGCGGTGGTGGCGGTGCGGGTGGATTCCTTGCATTGACAGGACAATCTTTAACTACAGCTAATTATTCAATAACTGTTGGTGCTGGTGGAACTGCAGGAAACTCCGGAACTGGTAAAGGTGGCAACGGAGTTGATACAACATTTACAGGTTTAACAACAGCTGTCGGTGGTGGTGCAGGTGGTGGATACAACGGAAGTTATTCCAACCCAACATCCGGTGGATCAGGTGGTGGTAACACTTCTCAAAGTGCAGGTGGTGGATCTGCTTCACCTTCAGGACAAGGAAATGCTGGTGGATCAGGTATTGGTGCACCTAGTTATAACGGCGGTGGTGGCGGTGGTGCTGGCGCAGTCGGTGGAAACGCAGGTGTTGCGGCTGGTACTGGTGGTGCTGGATCAAATACATATTCTTCTTGGGCTTCTGCTACATCAACTGGAACTGCTGGTTACTACGCTGGCGGTGGAGGTGGTGGTGCTAATAACTCAACTGGTGGTAATGGTTCCAACGGCGGCGGTAATGGCGGATCATCAGGCGCTTCACCAGGTGGTAACGGCGCAACTAACACAGGTTCGGGCGGTGGTGGTGGTGGTTGGGATCCAGTTAATTCAGGAGCAAACGGCGGTGCTGGTGGTTCCGGTTTAGTAATTGTGAGGTATGCAGCATGAGCCATTGGGCAGAAATTGATAAAGATAATAAAGTTATTCGTGTTCTTGTTGGAAATAATAATGACCCAGCAGGTGATGAAGGTTATCAATGGTTAATAGATAATCTTGGTGGTGAATGGATTAAAACAAGTTACAACGCAAAAATCCGTGGTAATTATGCTGGTATAGGAATGACCTATTTACCTTTGGAAGACATTTTTATACATCCTAAATGCCATTCAGAAGCAGTATTGAATGCTAAAGCTGCTAAATGGGAATGCACAAATGACGATCACAAAACAAAGGAATTAAATGCCTAATACATCACAAAAAACAGTAACAACCACAGCTACATTATTGGTAACAGCTAATAGAGCAGATCAAGTTGTTTATCTTCATTCATCATCTGGAACTATTTATTTAGGCAATTCAGATGTAACTACAGGTACTGGATACCGCATGGATAATGGCGATAAGTTAACTATGCAATTATCTGATAATGAAGCTCTTTATGGAATAGTTTCATCCGGTACTGCAACCATGATGGTAATGGCAACAATAAATTGACACCTTGGTTATGCAAGGCTGGCGTACAGCTCAGAGAGCAGATCGATGATTGGTTCCC